TGTAATATATCGTTCTTGTAAACACTTACAAAGTTATTCATCTGTTCTAAGTTTGCACTTAATGTTGTAGTAAAGGTTGTAGTGTCTACATTTGCTGTAAATTCTTTTTCTTCGTATTCTGTGCCCCAAGGTAGCATATATGTTCTTTTAAAAGCAGTATCATTTGTTCTAGTTGCCACAATATCTGTATAAACATCTTCGAATATTTGTGCAACTGTTTTGCCTTGGATAGTATTATTGTTTATATAATTTTTAACTTTGCCTTTTAGTCTGTTTTTAAACTTGCTGTATTCAACTTCACTGTAACGTAATGCTTCTACTAAATTTAATACACTACCTCTTGATAATAACATTGCTGTAGGCAAATCACTGAAGGTTTGTCTAATTTTGGCATTATTACCAGTGTGTATTCTTTCACTGTTTATAAAGTTATTAATACCTAAAGCATTTCCTTTAAATGTTGGCTGATCTTCTATCATACCTAAATAGTGACTCAGTACATCACTGGTTGTAAATTCTGTAATACTTTTATTCTCAACATTGTGTGATAAGGCACTAGGTATTTCAAATCTTCCTTGTAGTGTTAAATCTACATCACTGTTTGTAGTTGTCTTAATTGTAATTAAACTGTTTAATGCAGGAGTGGATGTAAACAATATTCCGTCTTTGCTAGTTACCACAGTAAAGTCTGTGCCTTTAAGTAGTTTTCTTTGATTTATATATACGTCTACTTGCTCATTTAGAGGTGTAGCACTTATATCAAAACGTTTTTGAGTTTTATTTGCTTCTGTGATAAAGTATTCGTCTCTGACAACTTGTACAGAAAATTTATCTTCTACCAGTGACCATTCGGAAATATCAAATACACCTGCAGTGATATCTGCATCTGCTGTAAAGAATTGTTTATTATAACTTACAGTTTGCCCTGCTTTGTAATTTCTACTTTCATCGAATGTCAAATAAAAACTAGGTACATCATTAGGCATCCAACTGTGCAAATATCTAGGGTTTTGATTTCCGTTAACATCGTATGTTAAGTCTTTTGCATAATAATAACCGGGAATAACACTTTTTGATGTAGATCCTGTAGGAACATAATTGTATATGTCTTTTGATATATCATTTTCAAACAGCATATCACTAGAATATTGTCCGCTTCTTCTATCAATTCCAAAGTTCAATATTGAGTCATTTGCATTTAACGTATTAAGTTTATAACTGAACAGTTCGTTTCCTTTAAATGTACTGCTAGGATACGTTATACTGTCGTCTAAAGGCACTCCGTCGGAGTCATAAAGTTTGAACTTAGGTGCTAAATTAACTTGGTCTTTAAATTGTGCTTTAAGCCATTTGGTTCCGTTCCAATAATATTCTGCACCTATGTCAGCACCTTCTTGTATTAAAAATGTATCATTTGTACTAATACTGATACTGCTGTTTGCAGTAAATGAAACATTACCAGAGCCTGAGTCTACAATATCATACACTACAGCACTTGTTTCATTTGCTGTAAATATTGCTTTTTTACCTACTGCTGAAGTTGTGCCGTTTATAGGATTACCCATTGGCAATTTACCGTCGATTTGATTTCTTGGTTCATTAATTATCATATCAACATAGGTGTTAAAATTACTACCATAATTGTATAATTCTAAGTCTCTATTAAATTCTATAATTGGTCTGGTTGCTCTTATGGCATTCTCTGGAATGCTTCCTACTTGTTGACCTTCAACAAATTCATAATCGAAACTGGTCGAGTCGTAACTGGTGATATCCCAAGGATTAGGTACCTGTGTTGAAACAATTCTTGATTGCTGAATTGTTTGTATATGATACCAGTAGTTTAATCTGCTCCAAGGGTTACGATTCTGAGCACCACGTTGCTGTAGTAAATAATCTGCTTCTCGTTGATTACTAACAGCATCATAAGGTTGATTGTCGAAACTGTACAAAGATGGATTTATATTATCTGCATCATATGTAAGTCCTGCTCCACTGAATGAACCTATACCGTCCCAATCTGCATCAAAGGCAACACTATCAAATGTTGCATATGCTGATATTTTGTCTTTGGTATTAGGTGTTAAAAATCTTATATGTTGCCCTACGCCCTCGACTTGATAAGTTGTGTCCTTAGTATATGTGCTACCGCTTACGTGAGTTCCAGTAAATTGTACAAAACTACCGTTAAGCAACTCTGTACCATTTGGGGCAACAAAAGTTTTAGATCCTGGAATGTTGTCTATATTAATTGGACTGTCTGCTGTACCATATATTTTAACTATGTCTAGATCCTCTGGAATCCAGAAATAGTTTTGATAGTTCACAAACTTATCAATGTCTATCGGGGGACTATAAGTAAACTGTTTTGATTTAAACAGTCTATTATGATTGTTTACAAATGCGTTGTAACTTTTTAATGAGAACAACAAGTCTTCGTAAAACACAAAGTTACCAGGTGTTCCGGAAACTGGTTCTGTGCTTGTATATATAGGCTCTAATGCGTAAAAGTTTCTACCTATATCGTTGTGTTCTATAAAATCAGCCGCATACGGACTATCTGTTCCTGGAATTTTACGTCCAATTAGTCCATCAACAACTTCTGTATTAGATTTTGTAAATAATTGGTCTACAGTATTTTCAAAGAATGTTTGATTTGTCTCTGTTTGAAACTGTATCGGTAATAAATCGTAAGGTCTATTGCTCATTAATATCCACCACTTCCGCTACTTCCACTTGAACCTCCACTGCTAGTACTGGTTCCTCCTGTGTTACTACTATTTAACCCATCGTTGCTTACATTATAAGTGCCGTGGTAGTAAGTTACACCATTAGGCATATAGAATGTTTGTCCAAAGAACGTGTGTGAATGGCTAGTGCCATCACCTGCCTCTGACGCCGCGTCTGCTGTTGCATATAAAGGATAGTATCCGTTAATTGCATAAGGTCCGTTATCAGCAGTTGCTCCTGCTGTTGCACCTTGTACTGCTGAACCAATCTGCTGTAAAGTTTCTTGGTTAAAGTCTGAAACTATCTTTATATCACTTACTGTCGCTGTACTCATAAAAATTTCGTCTGGTTCACATCTCACCACAAACAAGTCTCCAAATCTTCTGCTTGGATCCTTAGGTACAATTACTAAACTACCTAATACATCATTTGTTTGAGTGTGAACGTATGCTGTTAATTCTGTAAAGTAAAAACTTTCACCAAAGTCCCAATTCTGTATATTAAAGAATTGGTCTATTGCTTGTTTAACTCTACTCTTAATTTCGTTATCACTAATTGTAACACTTGGCAATTTGATTGCTTTAAATGTTGCTTGTAATTCTGGAAGTGCTTCTGTGCCGAATAACACTTTGAACTTTCCGCTTCTATAAATTATTTGGTCTGAAATACTCTTATATTTTTCTAAGTCACTAAAGTTTTGTGATAATGTTTCAGAAGTTGGACCAAGTGGGAAAGTTTTACCTAACTCTGTTGAGTTTTTATATTTTAAAACTTCTGAATAATATGTTCTTGTTAAAACAAACATTTCTACAATATTACTAATACTAGGATCTATTCTTATGTCACTAGGAGCAACGTGTTCCCATTTAAAACTTACTGGGCGGTATGTAGTGTTGGTATTCTGTGTGAAAGATCTTCCATTCTTTACTGTATAACTTTGACTGTCTGTTAGTATAACATTAGTTGAATCTGTGAATTCAATCTGTAAGTCAAATAATTCTTTTGTATCTGCTACATACACTTTCTTGCCGTGTAATTTTGCTTTGTTGTTTGTTAAATATGTTTGAGCAAAAGTTTTTGTAGGTACTAATATTAATGTAAATTGTGTAAAGTCTGTTTGGTCTAATACATTTGAACCTGGTGCTAAGTTTTCATTTAAGAAATCTACTATTGCACTTGTTTCTGCTCTGTAATCTAATATACCTGTTTTGATAGGTCTGATAAAGTCGTTACCTTGTAAATCTTTTTGATTTTCAAAAAATACTAAATCGTCTGGATCTACAAATCTGCTGAATGCAAGTGGTTCATCTGGTACGCCATCAAAGTCTGTGTCGACCGGTAGCACTTCAATTTTTCTGTAATCTATATATCCGTCTGCGTATGTAAACTTGTCTGAAATATCAAATCTAATATTTTCATCTAATCTTTCTCTAGTATCTGAATATTTTACTTTAAGTACGTCTTGATTTCCTAACCCTAATGTTCTTTTAGAATCAAACTCATTAACTTTAATTGTGGTGTTACTTGTAACATCAACTGAGCCTTGTATTTGTGCATTTGCTCTTTGTAAACTGGTTGTGGAAACATTACCTCTATATGTGTTTGTGCCTGTGCTATCTACAACCACATACGCAATGTTGCTGTTTGCACCGCCTTGTACATTTGATGCAAATTTGCTCAAAGGTATTTCTACACTATTTGGCAAGTTTGTAATTTTACCTGAATTAGGTTTTACTACTGCTTGTCCATTTGAATTTGTTTGACTATTAACACTCATCTCTACGGTGATAGGACTTATAAATTCGTTACCACTGTATGTGTCTGACACACTAACGTTAGCATCGCCACCTTGTAATAAGCCAAAGTTAGAAATCATTTTAATACTTAATTCGTTTGCTCTAACATCTCTGTTTTTGAGAACAATCTCAGGACTATTTCCTGCAGGAGTATAATAGTTATTTGTATCTTTTAATTGCCAAGCATCACCTACACCGTCTGCATTAGTATCTACCCAATAGTAAGTTTCTTCAATACTTGGCTTACTGTTATTATCTAACAGTTCAATAACATCTTTTTTAACATTACCTGTTGCAGGGTCAACTGTATAATTTTCATCTGCATCAATAAATTGTACATCTTCAAAACTTTCAAATAAAAGTTTTTTACCTCTTGTGGTCATTTTAAATGAGTAGTCGTCATCTGATGAACCTTCTTCGTATTCGAACTTGGCAATCCAACAAGCACCTGTACTTAAATCAGCACTATACTCTGCGTCTTTTTGTAGAATCGAGTTATTGATTACAAAGAAATGTGTTTGCGATGCTCCTGAAGGATTAGGATTATACCCTAAACCAAAGTCTCTTTTTGAACTTATCTCAGTAGTAATAGCCGTTGTGATATTTTCTATTAAGTTAGGTTGCACACTAACAACTAATTCTGTTGCTCTCCAGCCATTCTCTAAGGATGTTGACATTGTGATTGGACCTTTACCTGCACTTGAACTAGTAATTAGTCCTCCGTTATTCTGTATATCTTTTATAACAACCCATTTGTATTTTGAACTATCCGTAGGACTTTGGAATTTTATTCTTGCATTTTCTTGTATTTGTCTATACACGTCGCCTACTTGATTGTTTTTAAGTACTGTTGGAGTACCACCAGTATCTATTGTTAAATAACCTGTTGTGCTTGTTGCTCTATTTGGTTGTGTTACCCATTTAATCACAGAGTAGTTTCTGGTTAAATCAAAAATTAAACTGTCGTCTGCTAAATGAATATTTCTGTAATCTTCATATATAAAGTTTTTTAAATGACTGTTGCTCAGTTTACTTGTAATTAATGATTCTACTACTTCTGATAAAACTGTACTACCATCTATATTAATAATGTTTACGTCTTTGGCGTCTTCTTTGTAAAGCAGTCCATCTTCACCATAAACAGTTACACTTTGATACTTGCCTGTTGGGTCGTTTATGTCAATAAATCTACTGTGACCTGAGTGTGTTCTATTAATTGCTTTTAATTTTAATATATTGTTATTAACTGCATAAGGATAAACATTATAGTCTTGTGCTGATACCATTCTATCTTGTGATTGGTATACTTGTGGTGCTCGTTGTTTGATACTTTGTATGCTTTCAGCAGGAGTACCGTTAGAAACTGTATATTGTAGACTGCAGAACAATGTTAATACTTGATTGTTTCCGTTTGCATCTGTATATGGAATATTAATTTGTTTGTCAACTGCATCTGTTGGGTTAATTGTTTGATATGTGCCGGCACTACTTCTGTACCACATTCTGAATGTACCGACTGGTATAGCACCAAAGTTACCGTCAGCAAATTTAACTATAACATTATCTTCAAAGCCACTGTCTACTGCATATACTCTTTTATTATCTAATGCTAAGTTGTTATAAAACAATGTTTGACCAATTAGATTAGGAACTTTATTCCACTGATTTAACACTTCTCCTGCATTGTTTATTTCTTGTACCCAAACATCACTTTCATTAATCATAGTTTGGTCTATTGATACTTGATTATTTTTTATAGGCTTATCAAAAATTGCGTCTTGGTATTCTAATGTTCCTTGTTTGAACATCAAAAAGAATCCAGTATTACTGCCTGATAGACCTCTGCCGTCATTTCTATAAATTAGTTGGAATGGTGCATCTGGATCTGGTGCTTTTTCTTTAAATGCTTTAGATTCGCTGAACTCTGCACTTACCATTTCATATGGAACACCTGTGCCGTTTAATGTTAAACTGAATGGGAATGTTACGTTTGTTCCTGGTACACTATTAACTTGATATAATTCTGAACTTATGCCGCCTATTATTTCTTTGGCAACTGGTTTTGTAAACTTGTTGTATGTACTTAATGAAGCATTCATTATGCTGATAAATTTATCATAACTTTCGCTTTCTGATGCATCATCAAAATTAACACGTTCGTTAGCAATACTTCTGCCAAAACTGTCTGTGACGTCTTGAGTAGTTTGTACTGCTGTTACTTTCATTATGCCGGCACTTGCTGTATTACGTTTAGGTGCATAACCTAACATTTTTGCCAGACGTAACACACTTTCTCTGCTTTCAGCAGTTGACAAGAAGTTTTCTCTGGTGTTAAGGTCTACCCTAAATGCTAAATTTTGACTTAGGTATGCTAACAATTCTATAATTGCAATAAATTCTGAACTTTCTATGTAGTCATTGAATTTTTCAGGATAGTTTTCCCTGATATATGTAATCATAGACTGACGTATTGTGTTAAAGTCGTATGCTTTAAAATTTACGTTAGTGAATGCCTTATAGGCTGTCTGCCAATCTTCTGCGGCGAATAAATTATTTTGTCTTATGTCCTGCGCCATACTCTACCTAATACGTTGTTGTGCCTTGAGTGGATTCAATTCCACCACTATTCAGTGATACGCCTGTAGTTGCTTCAAATTCTGCTACAAGTATATCTTCTGTAAGGTCTGGTTTATATTCCAAATGAATTTCACATCTTAATGTGTTGTCCATTGCGGAAACATTTAAATTAAGTAAATTTACTCTGGGGTCTGCGTTTACAATTTCTGTAACGTCATCTTTAACAAAACCAATGGTTGCTTCTGTTAAAGGCTCCATTAACAAATCAGGTATAATACTACCAAACTCTGGTAGCATAACTCTTTCCCCTTTTGATGTTTTAAGTTGATTTAAAATGTCTTGCTTGACTAATTCTAAATCTTCTAAATTAAAAGGAGGTCCAATTCTATCTACTGTACTAAAACCTTTAAATGTTGCCATACTGATATTTATCTAATTAATTATAACACGTTTTAATACGCACATTTTCCTGTATAAAAATATCTATTTTTTAGTCGTAGATAAGTACAAGTATGAACACATTATTGGTAGTTGCATTAAAGTCCGAATTAGAGGACATCGAATACAAACACACATTATACACAGGTATAGGCAAAGTAAATGCCGCCTGGAAACTCACGAAATATCTATGCGATAATCCAGACATAGAAAACGTAGTAAACTACGGAAGTGCTGGAGGTATAAATCCTGACTTTAGAGGGTTACTTAAATGTACTAAATTCTTGCAAGGAGACATAGATTGTAGACCTTTAGGAGTTCCGTTAGGGCATACGCCATACGAAGATATTCAACAGTTTGATTTCAATGAAGATTTTGTAGATGGCAAAACCTGTATGACGTTTGACCAATTTCAATTAACAAAACCTGCTATAGAAGTAGACTGTGTTGATATGGAGGCATACGCATTAGCAAAAGTTTGTCATAATATGAACAAACATTTTACATCATACAAGTGGATTAGTGATATTGTGGGAGGTGCCGACCAGTCTGCTCAATGGAAAGAGAACTTTAATACAGGGCAAGATATATTTAAAACTATATTCAAAACAGATTATGGCATTGAACTTTAATAAAATTTGGGGGTTTGGGTGTAGTTTTATGTATGGTACAACCATTGTAGATGGTGATCCAGAGTATGTAAGAGACACAATCGGCTGGGGAGGAATAATAGGAAAAGAATTAGGCTGTCCTTCCCAAAGTTGTGCTGTAAGTGGGTTCGGTAATCAAGAAATTGTAAATCACTTTTTCAAAATACTTCCAGATATTAAAAAAGACGACTTAGTTATAATCAGTTGGAGTAATCCTCACAGGTTTTATTATGCCGATCCTAACTGGACAATGGGATCGATAAATCAAATGAGTAATTTTGATATTCTCACTTTACCAAGCAGATTAAAAACTATGTTGACTGCAAGTAGAGAAATATCTTTACTTTATGAAGAAGATATTGTTAGGCAACATCTTGACCAAATAATTTTAATACAAGAAGTTTGCAAAAGCAAAGGTATTAAAGTGTGTCAAAACAATGCCCTAGTAGATGTTACAAAAGACATAGACATAGAAAATGCGTCAGAACACATTTTAAGTAGACATTTTACTGTTGACAGAGAAAATTTCTGGTGCTATAATGATTCTACATTAACAAACTTATTGGGTTTGGCTGGTAATAACGACCCACTAAGTGGTAATGTGTTGCACGAGGATAAAAAGAAAGGGTACGAAGGCTTATGGTCTCAACCTGATTCTTGGCATCATCCAAGTCCAAAAGGACATAGATACATAGCAAAAACTTTAGGCGAATGGATAAAAAATAATGATAATTTTAAACATTGAAGGTAGAGTTAAACAAAAGAAAAGACTGACCCAATTTGCTGATGATGTAATACATCATCTTATGCCTAGAATTAGACGTGATGTAACTGTGGATATAAGTGTAGTTACACATTGCGATGGCGGCCATTTAGGGTTATGTTGGGGCGATAAAAAGATTGCAGAAATAGAAATATGCAGGAAACACGGCAAACGTCAACTCCCTGCACACGAAATAGCACTTAACCTAGCACACGAATTAGTACACGCCAAACAATTTATAAGGGGAGATTTACACCCTAGCACAGAAACGTGGTGTAGACAAGACCACTCAAAAACTCCATACAGAAAGAAACCCTGGGAAATAGAAGCATACGGATTAGAAGAAAAACTGTTAGAAATGTTTTGGTAGGGGTTGACACATACCCTATATTTTAGTATAATATATGTATAATTTAAAAAGGTAGGAGTTTTTATGTTTTACGAAATTTATCAAATCAAAATCAACAAAGAAGTAAGAGACTATGTCAACAGCAATGACAGGGGTCATAAAGGTGCTGAAGAAAAATTCCCAATTTACGAGGCTCATATGAGAAATTCTATGAGTTTTAGAAAAGAAGGATTTCAGCCTGAAGATTTTGCACATTACACCAAAGTGTGTAAGGTCACTGAAAATGCAGGATTGATGCGGGGTCAAATGGAAGAATATCTAGTAAACGACCTAGAAGAAGTATTTAAGATACTTAACGGTTATTACTATGATGAAGAAACCGAAGAAGATATTGTATTTGATAAACACGTTTTGGATTACAATTGGAAAACAATCACTCGTAAAGATGGTGAAGTAATTACATACAGAGATATGCACTCACTTTCAGTAGGCGACATTGTTGCAGAAAGAACTATTCACGGCACTAAGTTTTTTCAAGTTGCTGATATGGGATTCAAAGAAGTTTTTCCTTCAGAAAGTTCATTACTAATGAAGGAAGTCAAACAGGCATCATAATGCCACATTTATTGTACCTTTATGCAATATAAAATTAAATATATTGACAAGTTCTCAGTTAAAGGAAACAATGCAAATTGGATTACTGATAAGAGAATTTATAAGGGGCAAGAAGCACATCAAAGAACAGATGAACTTCTTGCATTAGGCTACTTAGTAGAAATGACTAAAATCTAAAGGAGAAACCTTTTGTCATACAGTAAACTCGATAGGCGTATCATCGATACATACAATAAAATTGTGTCAACACTTCCAAATAAATCTGCAGATAGACGTGTTGCAGAATGTGTAGATAAAGATCCGGACACAGGTCTTATTAAAGCAGTAGGTGTATATGATACAAAAACTAAAAAATATGCTATAGTTGAATTAAACAATTATAGGACTAAGAGGTTTGAAGATATCACCGAATTAGTACAAATCAAACAAATTGTCTCACAAGCAAGATAATGACCGAATCAATTATAAAAAAATATACTAACAATACACTCGAAGAAGAACTTAGAGTTATGCTTGTTGAAAAAAACAACGAGTGCAATAATCTAAGAAGTCGAATTGAAATGTTAGAAAAGTCTGTTGCAGAAGAGCAAGAGCAAAAGTACAGAGCATTGGTAAAAGCGGCTGACTTACAAAGCGAGTTGAATATTTTAAAAAATCAACTTGCTGAATTTACAAAAGTATAATATTTCATTAGGTTATAAAAATAAGTATATTCTTGAGAATTTACTATTTCATCTACTTCTCTAAGTAGTAAAGTAGGAAACTCATTGTATATTCCTTTGTTTAAACTTTGTATGCCTTGGTTGGCAACAAAATCTGATTCTGTAAGTAACATTGCACAACCAACTAAACTGTTAAACATTCTTTGTGTTAAAAGGGTTTTAACATTTTTTTGTACTGTTTGTTGTGCTTTGTTTTTATCTAATTGAAATATTTCGCGAGATGGTGTTGGCATTATAGGTAAAATTAAACTTACCAATGTTATGTCTTCTTTTTTAATTTTTATAAAACTCTGTGGTATATTATTCAAATCAAAATTTATAAGACCAAATGTCGAAGTGGGCACTAATATATCTTTATATTTTAAAATAAGTTCTTGTATTTTATTCGATGAAGGATCCAGGAAACTATTTTTATTGTAAGCAATAACTTTTTCTCTTTTTTCACTTTCTGTTAATTTGTGTGAAAATCCAACTACACCTCTATTTGCTAGATCCAGTGGAAAAAAATCAAACATATTGTCTAACACTTCATCGCCTTCGTCATTTAGTGTAAGTGTTACAGGATCATAAAACGTTTCTGGTTTTACTGATATTTTTTTATATTGAGGAACTCCTTCTGCTGTGTATCCAATTCCTGCAAATACTGTCTTGGGAGTTTGATATGGAGCCGGCTTTACATCTAAATCATCCAGTTGTCCGATATAAGTAGTCATTACCCATCTCCGCCTGTAACTTTGGTCAAGAACCCACTTACTGCTTTAAATAAAGGATTAGAACCTAAATCTTTTCTACTTGGACTAGGCTGGTAACTATTCCATCTTGAAATAATACTGTCTGGTGCTCCTTGCATTTCTGGTAATACAGACGGTGTAGATGCATACGGAGAGCCGCCACCTACTAAACCTTCTGCTATAGTGCCTATAACTCTTTCTTTGATGCTGTCTAAGCCTATACCTGCACCTTGTTGTGCAACACGTTTGATGTTTACTGCTCCTCCAAGGCTTAGTCCTATACTGCTTTGAGTTGTTATTGTGTTTGTTTTTCTTGATGAACTTGGCTTTCTAGCATTTCCTACACTACTAGCAGACTTCATTGTTGGTATAGGGGCAGTATTCAACATAATACCTAAAGGTGCTGTTTGTAACATCAATCCCATACTGTTCATATAGAAGTTACCTGGTATAAACTGTGCCGCCGCGGCTGATGTAGCCGCTTCTTCTAAATCGCCATCCAGTACAGCATCTTTCACAGTACCAGGAGTAATACCGTTATTAATAACAATATCTCCTACTATGTCTACTTGTAAACCTCCTCTAGGAATAAATGCTTCTAATGGATTAGATAAATTAAGTCCTTCGCCATTTAGTAATCCTGATGCCGCATCTCCTATAGCACCCTCTATTGCCCCATAGGCATTTTCCAATTGGCTTTGTAAAGAAGGATCAGGCAACGGTATGCTAGACTTAATTCCCATTACACCATAAGAATGAATATTTACAGGCTTGCCTCTTAACCCTACCTTGCCTTGTTTACTGCTAATTCTAACACCACCGTAATCGTTTCTCAAATTCATTCCGTTTACGCCGTGTATATTTACTCGACCACCTTTACTGTGCATTCTGCCTAATTGTAGTGTTTCCCAAATTGGGTCTCCTCTACCTAGGTTATCTGCAGGGTGAATAATTCCATATTTGCTAGAAAGTTTAAGTCCTACTTTAGGCTTGCCGCCTTCTATACTTAAACTTAATCCATCTATTTCGCTAGGTACAGGATTATCATTTCTTGCTTTAATATTAACATCGCCACCTGCTTCTATGTTTACATTATTATCGCCTCTTAAATTTACATCTCCCCTTGCTCTAACACTAAAATTTCCGTCTGCAAAGAAATCCATATTTCCTTGTCCATCTATCTCGATCCAACCTGTGCCAAATTTGTTTATAATAAAGATTGTATCTGTTGTGTCGTGTAATAAAATTTGCATACCATTTTTTGTACGCAATCTTATTTGGCTGTCGTCTGGATGGTCATCTAAAATAAATTGGTGTCCGCCATCTCTTGTTCCTGATACTGACTTCAGTGGACCTGGAGTCAAAATACCAAATACCTGACTGGGCGATTCTCTTCTAGCACCACTACTTGTTAGACCCCTTGGCCAATCAGTACTAATGCCTTGTGCTTCTAGCACCGCCGTTAAAGGATCGTGCGCCGCGTGAGCGCCTCCGTCTGCATCTAATTTATTAGAGCCTGTTCTGTACTTGTATGCTGTATCTTGTTTTTCATTAGACGTTTTGTCTTTTTCTGTGACTGGTAGTACATTTCCGTCGTGGGTAACACCTGCAGGGATACCAGGTACCATATGATTCATTTGTGAAGGTTGCACACATCCTAGGCAAAATCCTCTATTAATATCTCCTCCTTCAAATGCTACAATAACTTCATTTCCTATATCAGGTGGCACCATCCACATACCATAACTGGTTTGTGTTTCTGCATATTCTGTTCCGCCTTCAACTGGATTGTTATTAGCAACTCCACCAAAAGGTGTTGTCCAGGTTACCCAAAAACTATCGCCTACTAATTGATTTTTTACAAACAGTCTGCCATCTCTGTTAGGATCTGATGTATTAACAACTTCGCATTTGTAGACTCCATAAAATTTTTCATCTTTGTTGGCTACTCTTTCTGAAGGAGTTTGTCTATTTGTTCTAGTTATTTTTGCCATTAGCCATCTCCGCCTGTGTCAACTGGATTTTCTGCATTGTTATTACTATCATCTGAATTTTGTCTGCTTTGCCATTCTTGTATTTCTTCTGTTGTCCAAAATTCCCCTGCGGCGTCTAAATATTGTCCGTCGTATTCACCGCCTTCTTGATAATATATAGGCATTGTGATGTTTAGAGGCCTTTCGAATTCAATTGGTCCTTCATCTGAATTATTTTCTTCGACTTCACTATTTAACTTCTTAGGGTGTGCTATCCTTTCATTCTTCGATCCAGTAATTCTACAAGTGTATAATCCTCCTGTAAAATTATGCTCTACATTTGTTACAATATAATAACCTGTATACCTTCCGTGGTTTGGCGTTGATGCTTTTCCTAATGCTACATCATAGTCTGGTGTTGCAAAACTAAAGATGAAATACCTTTCAAAATAACTAGGCAAATATGTATTTTTATTGAGTAGTGCTTCTGTAACCTTTGTCATTCCTGGTACTTCTTGTTTAGGGCCTGAAGTTTTAATAGTGCCTGGTAACCAATATGGGTCTCCTTTTATTTCTAATTCTACTGTTTTTAAGAATGCTGGATATGTGTTTTGGTGATATAATAACTCCATAGCATTTTTAGTTATACTAAGGTCTCCTACTTTGTCTTCATCTGCAACCACTTTGTCTACATCAGGACCTGTTGTAACGCCTTTAGGTAAGTCATTCATATCTCTAATTTTGTCAAACCCACCCACTTCTAAAATATCATCTAAATATTTTACTGGAATGTCATCTTCACTTAATTCTATAACTCTAGGATCTGCAAACCCTTCTATCATATCTCCTAATAACCCATCAAAGTCTGTAAGGCTATCTAATGTGCTGTTTATTTCAGAAAGTAAACTGTCTACGGGGTCAAACACATTATCGAAAAATTCTTGGAATTCATCTTCGATTCCCAAGTTTCCTAATAATGGTCCATTGTCTGTTAATATGCCTTGCATATCATTTTTAAATGCATCGTATTGTTCTTGTATAGGAGCAAGTAGACCTGACCTCAACGGACCTGTAAATTCTTCAATCTTTTGTTTAAATATATTTTCAACATCTGTGGCTTTTGCCAAGAAGTCTTTCATTATATCTTCGCCTACTTGTCCAAATTCATCACTAATTGTATCTTCTAGGTTTCTAATATCTTCTACCAACGACTTTGCTTTGTTCAGACGTTCGTCAAATTTTGTAATTGCTTCTCCGATTGGACTAATTCTTCCTAATAGTTTTGGATCTATTCTAGTGTTTACAAAATCAATATCGCCACCTAATAACGCACTGAAACCTTTTGTTCTTGCTAACGTAACAACACGTTGAAAATCTTGTACAGTTGCTTGAGCACCTTTTACAATTACATCTTCTACTTGTGTTTGTAATTTAGTAACATACTTTGCAACGTCTAATTGGCTTAAAACACCAGCAAGATATTTTTGTTCAAATTCTGCGGCAATTTCATTTTCATCTTTTTTTGCTAATTCACTTTGCCTGATTCTAGATTTTAAATCTACACCACCGGAAGGCAATGTCAACATCATTGCACTACCAGAATTATCATATATTCTAGCATTTAATATTTGGTCGTTTTGACCTGTAAAAATATATGGATAATATCTATGTGTTATGGCATTAAGTTCTTTTTGAATGTTTAACTTTCCTTCCTCAGGTATTTTAAGCATTTCGTCTGTATTTAAAAACATAGATGCATAAACTCTTCTTAAGGAAATTTTATGTGTGTACTTATAAGCAACTCTATTGTGTACATAATTTAATCCAATTGGTGCTACATCAGTGTGTACATCGAACCACCATACTGCTCCTTGTGAAAAATCAAAATCTTTTGGTATTGCTTTTTTAATATCTGAAATGCTTTTGCCTCTTTCTACTCTTACGGTTTTGTCGTTAAATTGAGGATCTTTTAGCACCAACTTCTGTGCGGCTGTAACAATATCTGTCTGTGCTGGGAAACTAGACACAAGATAATTAAATCCTGGATTAGGATCAGCCGTAGGTGCTATTGTAAGGCTTTCTTGTTTTTCCAAATCCAACTCGCTCATATCTACCAAAACATTTTGAGAATATTTGTAAGTTTCGATTTTGTTTTCTAAATTCAAAAGAGATGAGGGCCAATTTTGTAAAATTCTTTGTTCTTCTTGGCTAACTGCTGATTCGCCTGCCTCTGGATAAATCTTCGAAGTGTCAAATTCGTGTATATCATATGGTGTTTGACCTGGCGGTTCGTTTAAAACTTCCTTGGTTTCTCTGATTTTATCACTATATGCATCTCGATTTAATCTAGTAAAAGCATCTCCTAAGTGTCTTAACCCTTCTCCTATTGTTTGATAAACTATTTGAAATTTATTCAAAGATTCTCTTCGGTCTTTTGCCGCTTTAAATAAACCGTCTTCATATCCTACACATCTAAATTGATATTCTGTTGAATTACTTTGAATAAGCAAATCAAAATCTGAAAATAAAATTCTTAAAATTTTAGTTGGTGCTTCATATTTCTCTCCATTACTATTAAGAAATTGTTGCCCTCCTGTAAATCCTATTTCTAAAAATAATGGAAACTCTTGGAAGGGTTTTAAATTTAAGGCTTCTTGAGCCGCTAAAAGTCTTTCCATTAAATCGCAACGTAAAGGCTGAGTAAGTTTAAAAGTTATGTCTGTGCCTATACTGTTAGACGATCCTGCTTCACCTCCTCCTCCTATTACAGATTGAATAACTAAATCATCTATTTTAATATCTGTTACGCCTGTTTGAGCAATAATTAATTCATTATCTTCGTCCCTAATTAGTCCTAACCCACCTTCACCTGCTCCACTAACAATAGACTTTAAGCCTAACATATACAACTTTAAATTGTAAGTAACTGTGGAATATTCGTCTAGGACATTAGAAGGTATAAAGCCGCCTTGTACAAACGGACATTCTCTACTTGGACCTGAATAATTATCTAATGACATTATAACCTTTCTTGTACTCTTTCTAAAGTAGGTACCTTAATTTTTAAACCAGCCACCATATCTCCAACTGGGTCTTTTAAAAGGTCTGGGTTTCTTAATGTAAACACCCACCATAGATTCGAATCAGCATATAATTCGTGAGCAAGTAAGTCTGGTCTATTTTCTGTTCTTTTGTCTATTGTAATAGTAACGTCTGTTACAGATGGTTTGAATCCTTTGAGATTTAAATAATTTATATCTAAATAAAAGTCTCTTTCTTTTGCATTTTTAACAAAACTGTTTTTGGTTGCTGACATTATGTATACTTACCTCCTAATGAACCTTGAGTCATCAGATCTAAGTCAAACCTTTTTCTCAATTCTGCAGGATTATACTGTGGTGCTAAATCTATTAATATATCAACACTACTCGGCACATAAGTTGTAAAGTTATCTGAACCATCTCGTTGATGTAAAAACAGATTGTCTGCTTCTTCTTTATATATTGCCTTAGTTGCAAAATAGTCTTGAGTATCGACTGGTACATAATCCACATCGTCTCTTAACTGATAAGAATAAGTTCTAACAACAACCGGAACTTTGTCATAACCATTTGGGCCTAGGTAACTAAATGCTAACACAGGAGGCACTCTAAATCCTGTGTTCATTGCTCCTCTTCCGTTCTGAGCCTTTGTTGCTATTTTTAAAAAGTTTAAAACTGCTAATAAATATCTTGCCTCATTTACATTATTTGCTGTAAACGGTCCACTCACTGTGAACACAGGCGGTGTGCTGTGCATAAAACTGTATATAGGATAGTTATAATGAGTAAACGTCATTTCATTATAGTTTGCTTGTCCTGTCACAAGTATTGTAGGAGTATATGGATATATGATGCCGCCTATTTCTTTAAGTGGTGCTAATAGTGTATCATTTCTATTTCCTGATTCTTCTCCTTCGCCGTGACCTAGGATCTGTCTCATTTCTTTGTTTTTCAAGTTAGGACCAAATATTTGGTCAAAGTCTGCTTTTTTGTACGGACCTATTTTTGCTCGCCAATCAGTAGGACTAAGACGTCTGTCTCCTACTTGATTTGTAATAACTGTTTGTTGGTCTGCCATTAAGTTCTCCTAATAAACAGTATTTATCGTTATCAATAAAACACGTTTTAATATAAAGAAAAGCATAAGTAATACTTGACAATGCCGTAAAAGTGTACTATAATTGTTTAAAAATATATTTGGAGAACAAATGGCTAAAACAAATTATCTTAATAATAAAGATATCTTATTAGAGATTCACAAAAGCAAAATGTCGTTTTGTTGGGTTAAATCACAAAACCACTATGATTTTGACGTTATTGTGAATCACGTAGATGAGATTGATGATAACGCAATCCAAACTGCAAGAATCAATAAATCACAAAAACTTAAAGAAGTAAACTATAAAGCCGCAGTAGCAGAATACAGTGGCCCAGCAAACAAGAAACCTAGACAAAAAGAATTTATTGTTGACCCTGATAGTTTTGCTTTGGAAGAATTAACTTTTAGAGTTATGGATTTTGACCACATACCTGATGAACCAGGAAGGAAAAACAATCCTAAGAACATTGCAGAAACAAAAGTAAAACTAAACTTTTTACCATTTAAACATTATGCCTTTAAAGATGACGAACTTATTGAAGTTGCAAGAAGTCATTGGAACGGTGGTCCTAAGAGTGGTAAGTTTGATTTAACAAAAGGAACTATTACTCCCAAGTTAGGTCATATGTTTTTGAAGTTAGTCGAACGTTACAGTCAAAGAGCCAACTGGAGAGGATACACTTACGTTGACGAAATGAGAGGGCAGGCATTAGTTCAATTAGCACAAATTGGTTTACAGTTTAATGAAGCAAAATCGGATAATCCATTTGCTTATTATACTGCCGCAATTACTAATAGTTTTACAAGGGTTTTGAATATTGAAAAACGTAATCAAAACATCAGAGATGATTTACTTATCGAAGCAGGGCAGTTGCCAAGTTTCACAAGACAAATCAAACACGAAGAAGAAGTTAAAGCAAACAGAGAATTAGCAAAGCAGGAAAATACCAATTTAGATGAATCTATTTAAACACGCCGCAGTATTCACAGATATACACTACGGCTTGAAGTCAAATAGTGGTGTACACCTACGAGACTGTAATAAATTTATAGACTGGTTTATTGCCGAGGCTCACGCCAGAGGAGCAGAGACCTGTTTGTTTTTAGGTGACTGGCATCATCAACGTGCAAGTGTAAACGTAGCAACACTAAATGCAAGTTGGAAAGATTTAAAGAAACTTAATGACGCATTTGAGACTGTATATTTTATAACAGGCAATCACGATTTATTTTACAGAGACAAACGTGAACTCAACAGTATGGAGTTTGCCAGAGACTTGCCTAACTTTGTTATGGTAGATGAAATATTTGAACAAGGCGATGTTGGTATTATTCCTTGGCTTGTAGGCGATGAACATAAAAAAGTTGCAAAAATGCAAGTTAAGTATATGTTTGGTCATTTTGAATTACCG